GCTAGCAAATGTTTTGTTGGTTTCTTTGTGCCTAGAAACAATTACTGGAGTAGTAAAATTAGGACCATCAAATCTAACAAGTACAAACTCACCTTTACGGAGTTGTTCTGTGTTATTTCCCAGAACGCTAGAACTACCATCTTTTCTGACAGAAGGAATCCAAGGTAGAGCATCCTTCTTTACTACATCATCGTCACAGTTTTTTTCATTAATATCACAATATCCATGGATAGCAGGAAGTCTTACCTGATAATACCCAGTACCACTCTGCGATTTTACACTAGTTACCCACCCCAATAAGGTATCACCAACCTTCCCAAGTTGCTTACCTTGATACCATGAATTTTTAGAAAAATCGGTATTGAGATCCATCAGGCTTCTATTAATTTACAAATTTCCATAATTGTGACCACAGTTTCAATGTCTACGACCTTATGATTGATCTTTGTGATCAAGTAATTTCCTGAGTATTTAGCACTGCTCTCGGATCCTTTATCACCTTCTGGTTTAATTTCTGGTACTTCTAAGACTATTTGATCACCAGCAGACAAACTAAGATTTCCAGGAACTTTAATAGTGGAAGTTTTATTCTTTAACATATCAAGCATGGCACCATAATTCATTGATGTAATCTCTGGATTTGTTGGTTCATTATCTAAGGCAGTTTCATCACAACTGTTATAGTATTCAAACTGATATTCTGTTTGTGTGGTAACTGTAACTGGTCCAAAATCTTCGTCTACTGAGGTAACCAAACATTTATCAGAGGTAGTTTTTGGTGGAAGTTTTTCAATCTCCTTAAATATATTTCTAGAAACATCAAGTACTTTAGTCTTTGGTTTTCCTCTTTTCTTCGCAGCAACTTCTTCAAGAAGACTGGACTGAGTTTCACCATCATAAAATTTATAACTCTGTATTACATATGCTGCTACATTTTCTGGGGTCTCGCCATCATTTACTGGTCTAATAGTATAGACACCATGTTTATCATTAAAATATTCAGATGATGTAAGTAATTTATGAATTGAATCAAATCTATATTGATCATATACCTCGTGAAAAACATATCCAGCTGGTCTAGTTTCTTCTTTGCCACTGGTAGCACCAGATGCCTTTGGTGTTGCTTTGGTACAAATGTTATCAATTAATTGATATGGTTTCATATTATTACCCATAACTTTGGCAACACTTTCTGTCATATGTACCATGACCATTGATGTATCTTTAGATGTTTTGATGTACTTTTTAAGTACATCATCAACAACCGTATTATAATCAACCTTAGTACTAGAATCAGGAGGCCAAGCACTTCTAATTGTTCTCGATAACGCTACCAAAGAATCTTTATTAACCAGTTCTAAAGTATATTGTTTTTTCTTGCCACGAGTTATTTGATTGACAACTCGACTAACATAAAAACAATTAGAACCACTAAAGTCCATAAAAGGAATTTCTCTAATCCATTCTTTTCCATAACTAGGATCATATAATGTAATTTCAACTGGACAAAATTGCCTGACACCGCACTCATTAAATGCCTTATCGATCTTTCCAGAAGAATCAAAAATAGTAATCTGAGCAGTTATAAAAGAATCATGTAAAGACTCATAGTAATCAAAAGAAACAATTTCAGGAAATTCTACAGAATCTCCTTCTGGCTTGATATCAACTAGTTTTGTAGCACTTCTAGGAACATCATATACCTTTGCTTGGATAGTTTTTAGATCTTCTGGTGTAGTTACTGCCATTTATTCCTCTGTAGCGTAAATATCTTGAGTAATTAAAATAACTTTAGGTCCAAAAATATTATCAGTTTTTTGCGATAAAGTATCTATATTACTTTTCTTCCCCAACGAAGATAATGGTGGTAATGTCAGACCAGCAAAATTCGATGTGGATTCTGGTGTGTCAATTTCAGGCATGTCAAAATCTAACATACTACTGAAAGTATTTTGCTGTGGATAAAGAATATCAAATAACTCAGGAGCAGTCTGTTGTAAGGTTTTTTGTGGGTTTTTTTCTTGTTTTGGTGATTGTGGTATGGTTGTCCTATTAATTGTTGTAGTATTATTTTTAATAGGAGTCTGCTCTTTTTCTGGTTCCTGTTTCTTTAGAAACATTTGCTCAATTTTTCTAAAGGGTTCTTTAAAAATAAGACTAAGGATAGATCTTCCTATTGGTCTATCAACAGGAATGATAACCAATGGTTCACCAATCTTTTGAGTGTCAATGATCGTTGGTTTATCAACAATAAACTTTGATATATCGCTCGTTTTATCATCTGTATTATACCAAATAAAACTGTTATTAAAAATTTCTGGTATCAGAATAGCACCAGCAGCCTTATTCTTATTCATACCATTAAGAACACTTGCTGCTGCTCTAATTCTTCTAGGTAAGAAATCTGGACCATGTAGTGTCACAAAATTTTGAATATTTCCACCAGCCTCGTAAACGGAAACAAATAATTCAGTTGCTTCATCCAAAGTAGTAGTGGTGAGAAGATCGTCTATTAATGCTGGAAATTTATTTTGTAATTCATAAGCAAAAGCATTAAAATTATCTTCATTAGTCCATGGACGATCAGTAACACCAATAGCATTAGCAACAGTATCTAATCTTCCTCCTGGTGCCATATTAGTGTATTGTGCCCATCCATATCCAACATAAGTAGATCCAATAGGAGGTGGTCCGAAATCACCATATTGAGCAGCATAAGCATCTTCAATGTCATCTGGTCTGCCCTTACCCAATCCTTCATTCATCCATGTTCCAACAATAGCAGCAGCTTGAAAATCTTCAAGACCATAATCATTCATTAATCTCTCAGCAATTTCAGTGAAATTAGAAGCAGCTGGAGGAGCATTATACGATGATGGATCAGCTGCTTTAAATCCCATTGCTGCTAATGATGCCATCAAGTTATCTATTTTTTGGTCAGAAGTTAATCTTGATTTTTTCTGTACTTTGTTTTCATTTTCTTTTTCAAGAAGTTTCTCCGTGAGTTTGATTCTTCTATTAGCAATTTCTTTTTCTAATAGTTTACTACTGACTATTCTTTGATAATCAATTTTTCTGATATTATTAAGTACCTTAGTAAGATTTGCCAATAAATTATTAAACCGCTCAAGCAAATAATTCCAGTCATCAATATCACGATCTTCTACTAAAACATTGAAAAGACTCTTGGGTACAAGATACTGACGCTCATCCTCAAACTCTAACATCCATGGTGGGATGATAGGAATGAACATACTCATAAAGTTTTTCAGTTCTTTCTTGACCTCGCGAGCAGGAATGATGCGAGTCAACGCTCTGATCTTTATTGGTTTTGCTCTACCAAGTATGCGTGTTAATGGTTTGATCATGCTGGGTCAGAGTAGTAAACTGTTGGTTTATATAAGGCGATTATTTCACCCTTAGCATTATCAAACGAGAATTGATCTTGATCCTCGCTGGCAATCTCCATTTGTTCATTGCCTGGTATATTATTTAATGAAGATCTATCCTTGGGTGCGAACTGCTGAATAAATTCGCCCCAAGATTTCTTAGCATCTCTTAAACCTGGAACAATACCAAAATCCCAAAGTGCCTCTTTTATATTAGTTGGTCTAGTTTTTGGAGTTGGTCTAGGTTGAGGTTTTGGTTCAGGTCTTGGTGGAACTAGAGTTGGTAAAATCTCAAGATACCAACCGCGAATTTTACTAGCAGGTTTAGCGGGTTGTTTACGACCGAATAAAGTATATCTACTAAAACCATCTGGTGCTGGGAAAGAAGCAAATTCCCAGGACAGATCATGAATAACAGAATCACTCAGTCCTTCTTTAACTAAACGATCTTCACTAACTCCACGGAAATTATCTAGTCGAGCAAGAATTGCTCTGTCCTGTGCTTCATGGGTAAACTTTTCATCCCATTTCAAAGCACCAATGGCGACAATATCAGAAAGAGTATCAGGCATAAACTGATATCTTCCAGTTGCGCGGGAACCAGAAGCATATGGTGCTACTCGCCCACGAACAACATCTTCCATCATCATATCATATACTTCTCTAACGGTTAGTTCACCTTTTTCTAATTCAGGAATAACTTTACCACCAAAAATTGTTCCATAACTCAATGTTGTTCCTTCTGCTTTAGCAATAGTTTTCAGTAATGCTCTTTCTTCTTTGACAATAGCACCAGATCCATACACATCATTAGATGTTCCAGCAAGTCTCTCAAATCCAATGTCAGGAAATCTATTAAATCGTTGTTGATATTCTGGAATCAAACACTTAATCTTCTCCTCCATCATAAGATGAGCAAAGATTGGCATTTGACTCAATGGAATGACAAATTCTTCACCTGCCTCACCAACCATAACCTTACCAATTCTTTCGATAGAACCCTCTGCTTTTTGCTGAAGATCATTACCCAAAATAACATATCCCAATGATGGAGCAGGATCTTCATGACCATAATGTGGGTGATCAGTTCCGTCAACATAATCAGAGTGTGTTTCAATATGAAAATGAACTCCTGTCGATAATCCAGTAGATCCAGCCTTACCCAAAACACTTCCTGGTTCCAACTCTTCACCTTTTTTCACCGCAATTGATGAAAGGTGAGCAAATCTAAACATTTTGTTAAGATCTGGCACATAAACTTCTACTACATTACCATATCCAGAATTTGTATCAACCCCAGCAAAAACTACTTTTGTTTTTGCTTTGAGGGCAAACATTGTTCCCGAAGGAACGCCAACATCAACACCGCCGTGTAATCTATAATCTCCATATATTGGATGTATTCGCATTCCGAAAGTACCGTTTGTCGATACTGGATAACCACTAACTTGAGCACCGCCAGTAGGACCATATGGTATTAGTTTTCCTTTGATTGCCTCATATGGAACATCTGGTCCTAAAATCATATTTTTAATATCAGCAATGCCTTTAACAATCGTAAGACCCATGTTCAATGCTATCATTGAGAGAGCATCTGGATCTCCAATATCTAGTAGTGGTTTCTTATTTTTCTTTTTTTCTTCAGATAATTTTTTAGCAGTTTTCTTTGCTTTGTATGTTCTCAGAAACTGCTCAGTTTTTTCATTCTGAACTATCTCATTCTTTTGTTCAATGCTCTTGATATAATTAGCATCTAGTTCATTCAGAAAACTTTCCAATGAATCGAGGTAAGTACCAACCCTGACGAAAAACTTACTCATTGGGTTGGTAGTTTTATTCTGTACAATAAGAGTCTTTACCTGAGATTCTGGAACAACTTCCATCTCCTCAGTAAACTCTGTATTCAAAATAGCATCGACAGATGCTACACGAATAGGAATAATATTATCAGAAATGACAAAGACTTCGGATGCCGCGGCCTCCGAAGTTGGTTCTATCATTCTAGACTTTGGTTTAATCATTAGTCGAGATAAGTGCTAGAGCGGGAGAAAATGCTGGATGGCATATCAATTCCAGGAACTTCTTCGCCAACTTCTTCCTTCTTTTTAGATCTTGAAGGAAGTTTAATATAATCGGGAGGTAATGGTACAATTTCTGGTTTGCTGTTATTAGAACCAGATCTCATGTTATCCTGAGCATTTTCAAGTGCTCCTGAAGGTTTCGGTCCTTTATATCCAGGAGCATTATAATAAGCATTAGGACCACTAATTTGATCATAAACAGCAGTTGATCTTGGATTAATTAATTCATCTGCGATGAGTTGAAGCAACATTATTGCTGGATGGTTAGGTTTAACATTTGATTTTGGTAAAGCACTTCCTCTAACAATCTGACTTCTGAGCATATTTGCTCTGGCGCTATTTGGCCAACGCCCCTGCTGTAACTTAGTGGCAAGATCTCTACCTTTATTAAAGATATCTGGACTTACTTTAGACTGGGGTTCAATAAAATTGATTCTTGGGGCATTACCAGGAACAATACTATTCACAACACCACCAGGAGTTTGTACTCCACCCAATGATCCTGTCGCACCAGCATATCGCTGTGCTCCGCGAAGAGTAGGAGCAGAATAAGCACCACGACCAAGAATTTGTGGTTTGGAAGATGCTTTGTATCCTTCTCCTCTCATCATAGCACCAAAACCTTGAGCATTCATGCCAGTAAATCCAGCACGAACACCCCTTAATCCTCTCGCTAGACCCTGAGGACTTAATTTACTCCTGATCCAATCAAATATACCACCACCAGCAAACTTAGGAATCTCCATTTTGCTAGAGAGATTTCTAAAATATTCTTGAGATTCAGCACTATAAAGATTTAGATCGTTGATACCACCAGATGCTTTCTTGGTTCCATAAAGTTCCCTCGCTTCTTTAGCAGTGATAGTTCCTCTTTGAATGATAGTTTCTCCCGTAGGAGTAGTACGCTCAATCTCTCTTAACGCATCCCTTTGCGCTGCCTGTCCTTGTGCTGTTGTTCTACTAGACAATTCAGCTTGTATCGCAATATCATCGGCAGCAGTATCGGTTCTATTAAGATCTCGATTAATTCTTTCTTTAGTTGTTTTCCTTCTTTGCGTTAAAGAACCAACTCTAGAACCAGTATCTCCTCTACTCCCACCCCTTGCAAGTGCTCTTTGTCTAGCAGTCATTCCAGAAACTGGTTCAGCAGCAGCAGCGGGAACTGGTTCTGGTTGGGGAGTTGCTCTCACCACAGGTTTAATATCACTTTTAGGAACAACACCTGATGGTTTTGGTGTAGCAAGAGGAACTGGTTTTCCGTTTTGATATACTGGGGTTTTGAAAAATTGTTTGTTAACTTTTATTGGAAGTTTTACTCCAGCAACAGAGTGTAAAACAGTAGTAACCGCCGCAAATAATTCAGCATATCGTGCTGCTACAGCAAGGTCTGCTTTTGCTTTAGCCCATGTTATACCATCTTTATAATTAAATTCTGGTCTTCTGTTCCATGGTGGACCGACAGGATTAACTGTTAAAATTCCCCCATCAGGAGTTTCTACAGCACCAGATAATGGAAATTCAAAAGCATCCCCACCATCTTTTCTAGCTTTAAGACTTTTATTAAAAAAATCTGTTAGTGTAGAATATGATGAACTAAGAAATGCTGGTTCGGCACCTTTACTTATCTGAGTTCTACCTTTTTGAGCTAATTTATATTGTTCTGGAGTAAGATTTATGCCAGCAGGAACAGTATTAAATGACCCACCATATCCACTTTGATCTCCAAGTAGTTCTCTGTCAAGTTGAGCAACTGCTTCTGCGAAACTTAATGGAGTAGGATTAGTAAAAGCAAGTGCTGGTGTTTGAGGTTGAATTACATCAGCAAGTTTTCTATCAAAAATACTACTTGGTTGTGCCACCAGAGGCTCATTGAGTGCGGAACCGAACACTGGTCCCTCAAAATCAGGCAATAGTGGAGGGATTAATGGCGGTAAGTTTTCCCACCAAGGTCTTTGCCTAGGTACGGGTTTTTGTAATGGTTCCAGTCCTGGTAGTCCTGGTTGTTGTCCTGGTACTTTTTCTTTTGGTGTTACTGGTTTTGTTACGGGTTGAGTTAAAGGTGGTGTTAATGCAGGAACATTTCCTGGACTTCTAGAAGGATTTCTTCTTCTCCTTCCACCACCAAATGGGGCACCGCCAGGAGGTTTTTTAGGAAGATTGATACATGTACAATCAGGATCATCAGGATCCTCAAAGTCAATAGTTTTATCTAACAGATACTCTTCAAATGTATTCTGATATAATTCTCTTCTGCGTTCGTATAATTCTTTCTCAGTATGAATTTGAACTTTTTGAAGTTTGACGACATCCTTCATCAACTTCTCGGTGGCGATCATTTTCGCTTCAATCGCCTTCAGATGACCCTGAACAGTCTTATTCTTGACTGGGGGAATCTTGATATTCTGTAATTTAATTTCTGGTAATTGTACAGCAGAGGGTGCCTCTGCCATACTTACAACCTGATCTGGTGTAATTGGAGGATTTATACTCTTAACTACAACCTTAGGATTAGGGTCAGCACTTAACCCAGGCAGAGCAATATGAGGAAATGGATTACTCTGCTGCTGAGAACTCTGCTGCTGAGGTTGCTGTCCACTACCTTGTTGGTTATTCTGATTCGAGTTATTTCCAGGTGGCATTATTGTTGCTGTGCTCTACGGGCGTTTTCTTTTTCAATAAATTCTACAAGAAGACTCACATACACATCCCGTTCCCAGGGCATCATATTTTCAATCTCTGTCAAGCTATATTTATGATGCTGCATCAAATTAAAATTCAATCGATAGTAGTTCTCCAGATTGTTCTGGAAAACCGCTAGGCGAAAAAATTTGCCAGTCCCTCCAGGGTTACATCACTCTCAACCTTTGTCTTAGGATTCTTTACTTTAAAAGTATGCTTAAGTTTAGGCATAGTAGCAAAGAAACCTTGAATCTTTTGATATTGCTTTGAATTTAGATTCTCAACAAATTCACCAATTTCTTTTTTGGTGGAGTCTGCTGCCTCCCATGTTTCTTCATCATTATAGATGGTTTCAATACACTCAACAGCATATTCAAATGTACTATCAACTAGACTCTGTTCATCATTTGGTTTTTTCTCCATAATGTACTTCATTGTTGGATACTTCATCTTAATAAAGTATCCGTTTTCAAGATCAATTACATCACTGTGTTCTGTTTCTTTATGAACCTTGATGTCATCAATATTAATCTCGACTTCAACTTGAGTCTCACCGTCATCAGGACATGTGACAGCAAACTCAAGAACTTCGCCAACTGATTTGGCACGAACATTAAGGAAGATATATTCTACATCAAATGTAGAAAGCGAATCTAAATCAATCTTAGTTTGAATACAGTTGCCGATAATCTGTACAATAGCATCTGTAATTTCTTTTTGATCTTCAGACTCCAATGCTAGCAGAAGAATCTTTTCTTCTCGAACTACAAATGGTCTGTATTTAATTTTCTTTCCGCTGGAAGGGATTGTCAACTCATGTACAGGAGTATTAATCTGGGGCAATGACATAGTTCAGGAAACCTCTAGTTAATAAAATGTAGCAACATGCTTTTCGTATCTGAATGATACTTTCAACTTATTTAGTGTGCTTGCGCCATATGCTAAAGGCACACTTTCAATAGTATATGGATAGGCATTGACAATATCATATTTACATGACTGTCCACCTTTATATGATGATCTGCTCTTAAAGGACTTAGTTACAGTCATTGTAGGGCAAACAATTTCATCATAATATCTAAGAGTTGTTACATTAGATCTAGTCAATTTTTTGTTGACATCATTAATAACAACTTCATTATCAGTATTAAGTTCCCTTTCTGGAAAAATAGTACCAAACCATGCCTCAAAGAATTTTTGAGGATTCATTTCATTTGTTTGAATAAAACTTAATCTAAGATCATTATATAACTTGCCATGAGGATACTGAATCAGTCTTCCAGTAAAAAGACCGTCAATTTCTTGCGTGGCAGCAAAAGTTCCTGGTAGTGATGCCTCATCACAGAGAAACATCATATTACTAAAAGTACTGCCATCCCCAAAAGACTCAAAACCATAAATTTTAAAATTACTCAGTAATTTTTCATTTTTACTACCATCAAAATTCATAGTCACTTCATATTCATTGGAATATGAGGCACCTTTGTCTTGCTCAAATAAACTTCTCAGTTTGGTAATGGAAGCCATTAACTCTAAATAGAAATACTTGTTCTTTTTATATTTATGGCATACTCGGGGAAGTACCAACCACTTAATCCTAAGAAGTATAAAGGTGATCCACGAATGGTTTTCTATAGATCATTGTGGGAACTTAAATTCATGAAATGGTGTGATACTCATGATCATATTCTTGAGTGGGGCAGCGAAGAAATTGTAGTTCCTTACCGCTCTCCTCTGGATGGTAGAGTCCATCGTTATTTTGTAGATTTTTATATTAAAGTAAAAACTAAAAATAATGTGATCAAAAAATACCTGATAGAAATCAAGCCCAAGAAGCAAACTATTGAACCAAAACAACCTAAAAGAAAAACACCGAGATATATCAACGAAGTGACAACATATGTTGTAAACCAGGCAAAATGGGAAGCAGCGAGAGAATGGTGTGCTGATCGTAGACTAGAATTTTTGATACTCACAGAGGAGCACTTAAATGTCTAAGGGTTTCGGGCAAAATGTAAAAACCAAGGGTGGTTTAGAAAAACACATCCTTAAGGAATCTGGCGGGCAAGCAAAAAGTAGAGAATGGTATCGTAGAACAGTGTTCGAATATCTGTATGATAACATGACAGATCAAGTAGAACCAGAAAAACTCTATTTTTATGAATATGATCCAAAGTTCAAGAAACAGATGGATAGGTATGACACTTATCCTTTAGTTTATGCTCTTGATCTGGGTAAGAATGATTTTTTGGGATCTAACATCCATTATTTGAGAGACAAGGAGAAGAGTCCTTATGCCCTTGCCCTCCTAAATAAAAAAGCACGGATTATTGAAAAAACAATCCACCGTTATATCTTCAAACAAGCAGATAATTTATTCTTTGAAGTGAAAGAGGAAGATTGGGAGTTTATAGCATCTTTACCCATCCATAAATTTATCGAAAACTAATGGCGACAATTAGATACCCATCAGAATTTCCAACTAGTACTAGTCCAGAAACAGATTATATTAAAATACAGTTTTTGAGAAGAGATTATTCAGTAAATACTGTAAAATATAATGAAGAAGGAAATACAATTGTGTTAAATATGCCCCAGAAAATTACTGAGGGTCTTACACAAAATTTTGCTAATTCTGGTCTCGGTGAGATGGGAATGTTAAATGCTTTTAGTAATAGACAAGGAACACAATCTGGAATTAATGGTGGCGCTCTCGGAGCTGCTTTACAAAGAGCTGGTGAAAACCAGGCTTTAAAAAGCACTTTAGAACTTATGAATAAATTAGGTGCCAGTCAATTATCAGAAAATGGAATTCTTTCTGCTGCTGGTGGTGTTGTTTTCAACCCACAATTAGAATTAGTATATGAAGGTCCCGATTTCAGAAAATTTAATTTTCAGTTTTCGTTATTTACAAAATCAGCAGACGATGCTAAGGCGATCAAATCTATTATAGATGAATTAAGATTTCAATCACTTCCAAGCACTGGAGCAAGGCAAACAAGTGTTGGTCTTGCTAATATGTTTACCACGATGGGTGGTATTGCCCTTGGGAAATCCCTCGGCACCGCTACTAGTAAAACGGCGAAGGAATTATTTGATGCTTTCGTAGCTGGTAAAACTGGTAATACTAGTAATTTTGATCCAACTGCCGCAATTAATTCATTAGCTGGAGGACTGGTAGATGCGGGGGCATTCGCGGCGGCAGCAGCGGGCACGGGAGTTGGAGCACTTTTTAGTGGAAATGCTAGATTCATAAAACAACCAGCATTTTTATATCTACAATACATGAGAGGGGCAGACCGACATCCTTTTATACCTTCATTAATGCCTGCTTCTATTGATCAAGTTAATTTTGATTTTACTCCCACGGGTAATTACACCACGTTAGCAAATTATGCCGAAGCAAAGGATAAAACTTTAGCAACAACAATTGGTGTAAATATTACATTAACTTTAACTGAAGTTACAAACCTTTTCCAAGAAAGTCTGACAGACAATTATCAACCAAAAGCACCTACTATCGAAAAGAAAAGTTAACAATCATGTTTTTCTCAAAATTACCAAATTTAGAATATACTCCAAAAAGAGTAAAATACAGATTCACAAATCAAGATTTTGTGAAAGCAAAGAACATCTTTAAAACAATTTCTTTAGATAATTCACTTTATGCTACTGATCTATTCATAGAATCGCAATTAAGTGAAGGTGTAAGACCAGATCAAGTGTCGGAAGCAGTTTACAATGATCCTAATTATGATTGGGTCATTTTACTCACAAATCAAATCAAGGACACTAAGAATGATTGGCCACTGAGTAGTGCTGAGTTCGAAAAACTTGTGACAAAAAAATATCCCAATGCCTTTGCTATCAGGCACTGGGAAACAAAAGAAGTTAAAAATGACATTGGTGAAGTTGTTCAACCTGGAAGAATGATTGTTGATTACAATCCAAACAACCCAGATTCCTATAAACTCCGTTATATCAAATCGTACAATCCTTTTGTTGAAGAGATTGAAAATGGTTTGACATTATTAAACTCAGTGAGTCATTATGAGTACGAACAGGAATTAAACGAAAAAAGGCGTTTTATTCAGATTCTCAAACCAGGGTACTTACAGCCATTTGTAAGTATTTTCAAATTATCAGTAGATTACCAAAATAGTGAATATTTGGGTCAAAGTTCTGATGTTAGAAAAACACTGAATAAGACTAGTATCTTTAACAATGTTTCACTGAATAGTGTCTGAAAAACCCTACGGGCAAAAAATATGCCCGAATTTTTTTTTCGCCTTTTTTTGAACTAAAAGTCAATTTTGGTACAGGTGTCACGATTTTTTCTTAGGTACTTGTGTACATAAGAATCAACATCCATGTCCATCTTATAATGAGCATGGAGATGTACTCCCTCTATCAGAGCAAAGAATGCTAGAAGGAGTACAATCGCCATCTTCATCAGTCTTCCTCAGCGAGGCGAGCGAAGTAGGAGAGGGTATCATCGTCATCCACAGGGGCACGACGAGGGGCAGCAGCGACTGCCACGGGTTCAGGAGCACTCTCTACAGTGCGACGGGCAGCGAAGTTAGGGCGACTGGATGCCACGATGTCAGGCGTACCAAAATCATTCTCATCCTCAGCAGTCTCACGGTCAAACTTTTGTTTGCCACCACGACCCAGAACAACATTCAGACGCGACTCCAGTTCAGCATAAGACTTGAAGTTCTTAGCATCCATGAACTCTGCCAGAGAGTATTCGCTGCGCCACAGTGCTTCCAGTTCGGAGTCACTCAGGTCACCAAGCAGTGAAGGAGAAGCAAACTCAGACTTGTCATAGTTCCAGTAACCTTCAACCTTACGGATCTTCAGTTTGAAGTTAGCACCTTCCCAGAAATCAAAAGGATTGATGGGAGTTTCATCTTGGAACTCAGGTTGCATCGCTGCCTGAATCTTATCAAAGATCTTCTTACCAAACTTGAACAGGAAGACCTTACCCTCGTTAGAAGGATTAGCAGGGTCACTCACAACATAGATGTTGGAGTAGTAGGACAGTTTACGCTTCTGCTTGCGAGCGATTTCCTTGTCGCTATCAAGACCACTGTTCCAAAGAGTGCGGTTCAGTTCGGACACAGGATCTTTCTGACCCAGAGTAGTCAGAGAGTTTTCGATATACCAACCACCAGGACCTTGGAAACCATGGGACCAGACCTTCGCCCAGGGAAGTTCTTCACCATCAGGAGCGGGCAGGAAACGGATCACGGCATAACCGTTACCAGTTTTATCCATCTCGGGTTTCCAGAAACGATCATCTGAACTGCCACCAGTTGCTTGGAGTTTGTCAATCTCCTTCGTCAGACGATCAAAACCAAATTTAGAGCTGTTTTTAAGATCAGCAAAAGACATTCGTATTACCTCGGATTAAGTGTATTTGTTGGATTGCGATGACCCAACTGGATCATCATAACCTATTTAGAGATCCCCGTCAAGCACCTGCTGGCGGACATTCTCCATGTTTTTCTTGAAACCATCATAAATCTCCATCATGTTCATCTTCTTGGTGTCCATGCCCAGCATGGTAGCAGCATTTCTGAACTGTGCCTTCATTTCATTTGCGTCTGGGTCATCGGACAGGTTCAGACGCATATAGAAGACCTTCTGCCGTTCGATCAATTCAATCATAGCATCGAAGAAGTTTATTTTATCATCAGTCTCCATCATCGTGATGAAGGGCATCCTATTCAGGATTTCCTGCTGCTTGAGACTAATCTCCTCAGCTTCTTTTCGTACTATTTCTGAATCGAAGAAAGACATTGGTGATCTAAAACCTTTTCCTTTAATGTATGCTTATATTTAACAGTATCGATGGACACAAATGGAGAATACTTAATGACGGTTCTCCTTACATCCTTCCACACAAATTGTTCAGTAATTTTCTGATCAAATTGAGGGATGAAATTAAGAATCTTATTTAAGATAACAAAAGTTTCTATCGAAATCTGTTTACCCAAAAGATATTTTAACAGTGGAGGATGAGTTCCATCAAGTTTAAACAACTGATCGAACTCTTGTACCTGTTGTAGGATAAAGTCTACATCTTCACTAAACTTATAGTGTAGACTTTCCATCCGTTTTTTCCATGACTGATAGTTTTCATCACCATCAGTTCTTATCATGTTACCAATCCACCCTGTAGGATTAGTAATAAAATTAGCGACGAAGTATGGAAGGATTTCAGACTCTTTCATTCTGTTAGTAAGTTTTTTAAAGAAGTATCGATCCTTCCTCTTCTCAAAATTAGCCTCGGTTGCTCTAGTACCACCTTTGAATTTAAAATAATCATAACTGTCGGTTGTGAAGTGTAACTTCAGTGCGACATACATTTTATAGGATTCAAAAGCGGTCATATAACAAGGCGGGCTTTAGATGATCGTTTCATGAAGTTCAGACGCTGAGCATCATACTTCAGTTTTTCTTTCAGTGGTTTTGAAATTAGTTTTGAAACAGTTTCAAGTTCAATATTCTGTTCAGCACAGTAATGAATAATACATTCGATGTAATTCATACTACCGTTACTTACTTTCATCAGGTTCTCAATTTCCATCGAGAACTTCGAAGCAGTCATAAATTTCTCTTCCAAAATGTCATTAAGGTTGTCCTTAGACATTGGCAAACTTTTCTCCCTTGTGATAGTTAACAAACTCATTAATGTACTGCTCCAATAGTTTCGCATAATACATTGTATCATACTTTTCAAATAATTGTACCTCACCATCCTCACACGCTTGGATGATGACCAGTTTTTCTACTTCAATTCCAGTGAGGTCGTGATAAAGAACACCATAGGCGGCGCATTGAACAAGATAATGTTCAATCCATGCTTCTGGTTTTTGTTTACGAGAGGTTTTGAAATCAACGATTGCTAGTTCACCTTTATACTCAGCAATACAATCGACGCGACCAGCGAGACCAAAATACTCGCTATACAATGGAGCCTCAAGAGCATGAATATTATTTATATCATCCAAATAAGGCTTGGCATTTTCAAACAACTGCCATGGCATTGAAATTTGTTCCGCAAGATCCCTTGGAGCTACATCAAGGTTGTTCAGGTAGTCTTCAGTATACTTGTGGAACTTTGTGCCGCGTGTAGTTCCTTGTTTTGAAATACGATCTGCTTCTACATCTCCCACCCGTGCTCGCCATTCAGCGATACTCTTACGAGATTTTAATGAAGTAATAGATGTGATGGAAGGAAGTTGAGCACCACTAGGAGTGCGATAGTAACGCACTCCATTTACAGTACTGGGTTCAGGAAGATCAATAAGAGCATTACCAATGTGATTAAACATAATTACAAACCAAGATTCATTTTACTTACAAGGTACGATTTTACCAGACCAGAACGAACAATGTCGTCCACACCGAACTCAACTGAACTAAACTCCTTCATGTTCTCAAGAATCTTCATGAAATCAATGATGCCATTCTTCTCATGCTGTTTCACGAGATCAGTCTGAACAACATCACCACAGAACATGATCTTAGAGTTCTCACCAACACGAGTGATGATCGAATCAAGTTCGTGGAAGTTCAGGTTCTGGCATTCATCAATCAGAAGGATAGCATTATCAAATGTAGTACCACGGATGAATGAGGTAGACCAGAAAGAAATAGTTCCCTGAGTCTTCAGATTAGTATACAACAATTCGAAAGCATTGTCATCAGGCATCTTGAACATGTACTTAACCATGTTCTTATAAGGAATCTGATACAAGGAAGATTTATCCTCATGATCTCCAGGAAGGAAACCAATCTCCCTCGTAGCAACCAGAGAGCGAACGATGTAAATCTTTTCGTATGGTGTTCTCTCATTGAGAACATCTTTGAGTGCTAGGTAAAGAGCGATGAATGTTTTACCAGTTCCCGCTGCTCCATACGCAAACATGTTTTGATCCATACCATAATCATGGAAAAACTTTTCCTGATTCTCTGTGAGTGGTTCAATGTCCTTGAGGAAATCAAGGTTGATTGGTTTTTTACGCTGCATTTGTTTGTTGGACATTCCGAATGGTACGGGATTAGCAGATCTTTTTCTTGGCATAAAATCAAGTATAACGGGACAGATTAGCACCAGGATGACGCGCTTGTACTTTTTGCATCACCTCTTTGAAACCCTGGGATTGTTTGGGTTCACCATATATAGTACCACCAATCCCAGCGGTCCAGTCTTTATCCCAGTCGGGATTTTCTTTTCTCCACTCGTCGTATTCTTTCATCGACATGTAGAGTTCTTTGGTCTCACCAGTTTCTTTATGTTTAACAGGATATGTAGGCATAATTAATTCGTTGGTTAAGTATCTAGGTCAAATCCAATCTGGTTTGCGGGATGGGTTACGAAGATAATTAGATGTAACCCAAGGTTTGGATGCGATATACATTTTGTAAGCAGTAAAAGTGTCAATGCTTGTGT